TATTAGGCGCAATTGATAATATGGATGCATTGGCAAAGAGTGCTAGAGCAGCCGGATCAGCAACAAGCAACGAAGCGTTCCAAGGCTTCCAAGTAATGAAGCAAGCTATGAATGAAGCAGGTATTGATGCTGCTACATTTGATAGAGCAATGCTTCAAACAAATTCAAGACTTAAAGCAGGAACAGAAGGACAAAAATCATTTGCCGCAGTCACTGATAAACTAGGTGATTCAATTAAGAATTCAAATGGTGAATTAAAGTCAGGACCAGAACTGCTACAAGCAATGATGAATGCCTTAAACGAAGGCAAGATCACAACAGAAGACTTTGCAAAAGTTGTTGGTGGACGAGCTGGTCCATTAATCCAAGAACAGTTTGCAAGTCTAAACACAACTGCAGAAGCATTACAAGGCACACTTGATGATGTTGCTAAAAACTCAAACATTGTAGATGTAGGTGCAGCCGAAAACGCAGAACTATTCAATGACACATTAGGTAGATTAAAAGAAGGTATGGGTCAGTTAATGACTGATGCTATTACACCATTGCTACCAGTGTTAACTCAACTAGCAACAGGCTTAATGGAAAAGATGCCAGCTATTATTGATGGCGTTACTGAAGCATTTGATACACTCAAACCAGTATTAAGTTTAATTGGCACAGTAATAAGTGAAATACTTTGGCCAATGTTGCAAAATGTATTCAATGTATTAGGAACAATTGCTGAAGCAATTGCACCATTAGTAGACAAATCAATACCAGCAATAAAAGAAGGTTTTGAAACTGCAGGTGTTATTATTGATGGACTTGTTACTTTCTTTGTTAACTTAATTGAAAAGATCAAAGCAATACCAGAAGAAGTTAAAAAGATGAAAGAAGCTATTGTTGGCAAGATGGGCGACATGGTAGAAGGAACTAAAAAGAAACTAAACGGCTGGAAAGACAGTGTATTAGGTATATTCAAATCAACAGAAGATGAAGCAGTTGGTAACTCAATTATTCCAGATATGGTTGATGCAATCATAGATGAATTTGTTAGAATGAAAGATGTTACTGTTGATGAAACTAAGATGATGAGTGAAGGTATTACTGGTGAGATGGATCACGGAATGAATGACTTTACAAGAATTTTAAGCAATGGCTTTGACAAAGGTAAATTAGAAATGGGTGACTTTAAAGGATTCTTTAAGTCAACACTAAGTTCAATGGTTAAAGATGCTATCTTTAGTTCAAACAAAATGAGCATGAGTCTTGGTAGTAGTTTACACGGAAGTGGCGGTAATAAAAAGAAAGGCTTCTTTGGTAGCTTGTTAGGTGGAATTGGTAATGCTATTATACCTGGACTAGGCAGTATGTTTGGTCGTGCAAGTGGTGGACCAGTAACAGGAAATAAGAGTTACCTCGTAGGAGAACAAGGTCCAGAATTATTTACGCCAAGTGGAAATGGACGCATAACTAGAAATGGTGAAGGCGGTGGCAGTGATGGACTAGTAGTGAACTTCAATTTGAATTCTATAGATTCAAGAAGTGGCACTGAATTCATTCTCGAACAAAAGACACAGATTGTAGGAATGATCAATGACGCATATACAAAACGCGGTAAGATGGGAATTTATTAAAAATGATTACAATATTAACATATCCAACTAATTCAGGAAGTCATTACATTGACCCAGATTATGTTGGAACAAATACCACAGGACTTCAAGGAAGAATTAAAAGTTTAAGAGACGGAAACTATATGACATTAAACAGTGGAACACCACCAGCTAGTGTTGATAGTATGATGGAACACATTAGTAGATTTAAATACTATCTAAAAAACAACTCATACAGTAACAACATAGCAATATATGACATATGGTATTTGCCAATGATACGAGGCACAGTAAACGGTTCAGGTGTTATTACTGCCGTTGATATTATTACATACGGCAATCAAAGATTTAGACAACAAACAGGTAGTTCAAGTTATACAGGTTCAGCACGCATTAAAGCCAACGGAAGATTTTGGAAAGAGGGTGTTTCATCTGTATCAACTACAGGCTCAGTTGCAGATATAAGCATTAGTGCAGGCAGTGATGGTTACATTGATAGTGTGTCATTAAACTCAGGTGGTAGTGGTTATGGAANTGCAGGCTATGTTATGTTTGAAATAGAACAAGCAGCCGCAGATACATATCCTGCAACACCAACTGCATTAGAAGCCGCAGATACATGGGACACAGATAATGAATGGCTTAACGGCAGTGAAGATACAACTAAAGTATGGCCAACTGTTGTAGGACCAACAAGTGCTGAAATAAAATATGATCAGCCAGCAAGTGTTACACGATCACAAACAGGTAAGAAATATGTTAAGAGTGCAGGCTTTACTAAGTGGGGTATTGAATTAAATTATCCACCAATGAAAGCAGATGACTTTAAACAGTTTCATGCAGTTGTGCAGGCAGCAAGAGGACAAACAACTCCATTCTTATTAAAACTAAATCCAAATGGAAATCATATATTATGGAAAACCCTAAACAGTGGTAACAGTGCAAACAATTTAAGATTAAAAGATGATGTTGATGTTAGTGTTGAGAATCAAGTTATACTATTAGAAGGTTTAGAAGTAGGTGATACACTAAACAAAGGTGATGTAATAGTTGGTTCAAATGGTGACAACAACGGAGAAATAAATACTATTATAAGCACTGCAAATGCAAATGTATTTGGTGAAGCTAAAGTTAGATTAGCATACGGAATAAGAGCTGATCAATCAACAGGCGATCCTTGGAGCACTGCACCAGATGAAGTAGTTGTTACACTTACTGAAAGTGAATTTGATTATACAATTGGTGTTGACGGATTGTATAGAATGACAGTTACTATGGAACTGGATGAATGGAAATAACATATGGCAAATAGAGGCATAACAGGCGCATTACTAAGTGCAATAGACGAACAAATAGTTGTATATTATGAACTGTTTGAAATAACAACAGTTCAAAGTGGTTCAAATGTTGTATACTATCTAACAAATGGCCCACAAGATATAGAACACGCTGGTAACACATACAGAGCGTTTGGTCAGTTTGTTGGCATGGGTCCTGTTAATGAAAATGCTACACAAGAAATAGCTCAAATGGCTATTAACATATCAGGCATTCAGCCATATGAAGCCAATGCTGTTAATCCAAATGAATCATTTATGCAAACAATAATTAAAGATTCAACTGTATATGTTGATCAACCAGTGAAAGTATATAGAAGCTTTTATGGATTAGACAACTTACAAATAGGTGCTTTCTTGTTGTTTGAAGGACAAATAGTATCAGCAGCAATTGAATATGATGTAGAATCAACTGCAACAGTAGAACTAAAAGTAAGTTCACATTGGGTTAACTTCCAAAGATACACTGGACGCTTTACAAACACAAACTCACAACAAACTTATTATTCAGGTGATACTGGATTTGATAGAGCAAATCGTGTGCAAAAAGATATTATTTGGCAACAACCACCGGAGTAAATATGAAATTAGAAGATAGACATAAACTAGCATTATATATAGCTGAGCTTAGACACGCCACACACCAATGGGGTGTTATGGATTGTCAGCTTATGACTGTCTATTGGGTTGATAAATTACTAGGCACAAATTATGCCAATGATATAGCACACAAATACAAAGATAAAAAAAGTGCAGTTGTATTTGCAAAGAGATATTTACAAGCTCCAGAATGGCTTGAGAAAGTAGGCTTTGAAAATATAACTGAGCAAGAAACAATATACAAAGATGGTGATGTATGGATACAGAATCATGGAATGTATTACACTGCTTGGATAATGTTTAAAGGATTGCTTTATAGTGTATGCGTAGACAAAGGACTAGTTAATACAACTCCAGAAGAAATAAGTAAAGGGTTTGGAACAACAGATCCAACAAACAAATTTAGGATGATATAATATGCCACCACCAGTAGTAGCCGCGATAGTTTCAGCAGTAGTAACAGCAGTAGTAACCACAGTAGTTACAGCAGTTGTTGAAGTTGTTATTGAAGCTGTATTTGGCAAAGAAGTAACAGACTCACGCGATGAAGCAGGTGCAATGGCACAAGCAACAACACAAGCACGAGCATTACTAGTTAACAAAAACTCAAACAACGCAGAGATTCCAATTATATATGGAAAACTAAGAACTGGCGGAACAAGAGTTTACATGGAAACATCAAACAATTCAGGTGGAACTGGAAACAGTGAAAGTGAAAATGAATGGTTTAATACTATTATTGTAATGTGCGAAGGTAAAATGGGCAACATTAGAGAATTATATTTTGGTGATGATCTTGTGTGGAGTGGTAATCAAGGCGGAGACAATGGAACTACACTGTCAAGTTATGCTGGTGGAAAATACCAAAGTGCTTTAAATAACAATGCAACAATCAAATACTACAACGGAAGCACAACGCAACAGAGAGATTCAAATGTAGGCGGCAGTGTTGGTGGTGATTGGCCAAGTAATGCCTTGTTAACAGGAGTAGCATATTTAAGTATTAAACTAAAAGCAGATGCAGAAGTTTATGCAGGTGGACTTCCACTGTTTACTGCGGTATTAGAAGGTAAAGCAATTCCAAATGTAAGCAATATCACAGACGGACAAACAAGCACACCATCAATCACAACAGGTGAAAACCAAAATGCAGTTGATTGTATATATGATTATCTTACAAATACAATATACGGCAAAGGATTAGATCATAATTCAAGTGGTAATTATGTTGCAGGACATGATATTGACATAGCTAGTTTTAAGGCAGCAAGAACACATGCCGCTAGTAGTGGACATGTATACAACGGTGTGTTATCAACTAGACAAAGAATATATGAAAACATACAAAGACTAACAAGTAGTTGTAATGGTTTGCTTGTTTATAGTGCAGGCAAATACAAATTAGTTATACAAAGACCCAATGAATATAATGCCTCTACTGCATATCAATTTACAGAAGAAAATATGTTAAGCAATGTAACTATTTCAAAAGGATCTAAAACAAACAGACTAAATAAAATTAGCACAGGATTCAGTGATTCAAGTATAAAATATGTTGACAATATAAAAATACTAGAAGACAACACTTACTTAGCAGCAGACAATGGCGCAGTATTAGAAACAACATTAGATCAACAGTTGATTACAAGTGCTAGTAGAATTGCTACACTAAATAGATATAAGCTAGATAAAAGTAGATATCAAACAGCAATAAGTTTCAAAGCAACACACCAATCATTAGTAGTAGAAGCTGGAGATGTTGTAGGTATCAAACAAGATGCATTAGGTTGGACAACAGCAAAGCCATTTAGAATTATGACAACAGAAATTGCAGGTGATAATACTATTGAATTTACTGCGGTAGAATACGAATCAAGCATACAAGTATAAGGAAAACACTATGAGCGTAATTAGAACAGACGGAAATATGACTGCACCAATACCAGACCAAACTGATGTTGTAACAAGGGCACCAGTTGGTATATTGAAAGATATTGTTATTGAAAGAACAGGAGCTAATGCAGTTGCAAACGGTCACTTACTTCAATACAATGCAGATGCAACTCCAGAGCCATTATGGGAAAACAGTAATGTCATAGATGGTGGAACTTACTAACAACATGTAGTCAAGTTAGGTGTCTTAGACGCTCAACAAGGGCTATATATAGCGTCAAATTAACAAGGACATACATATGACAACCTCAACATATAAACTGGCAAATGCTGAGCCGGAAACAATAAACAAATCAGAAATCAAGTGGTTATTCAAACAAATACTAGATGTTGAAGACTATCAAAAACTCACACACTTTGTTTGGGTTAAACAAATCAAAGAACACATTCCAGGAACATACAGTGTATTTGCAATGCACGAAAATGGCATAGCAATTGCCACTAATGCATTATGTATAAATCAATGGCTTGATAAACATAATCTACCACGCAGAAAACCAATGAGTGAATATACTGTAAAACAAAAGATGTTGTTTAACAGAGATGACATAGATAAGATTGACAACAGAACTGATGAATTTACTGAATACAGAAGAAAGCCAGGACGCATACCGGGTGCATTAGTTAATAGCAAACACGGAAAAGATGTAGCAGAACAAATATGGGAATTGCATCAAGAAGGATTTACACCAGCTGACATTAGTATTGCAATAGGTTGCACAGCAGCTAATGTTTATTATCACATACATAAACAAAGAAAAAGACTTGACAAACAAACAGTTTAGTGTTATCATAAATACTAATATAAATTAAAACACTATCCTTAGAGTTACAGACATTCTCCAAATATAATGTTCAAGTTTTAGTTTATTAGTTGTATAAGGGTAATACTAGGATTCATTGCCTAGCTCCTTTCAAATCACATTTGGAATATTTGCAGATAACTGCCCACTACTTTATACAACGATTCACAACAAAAACCCACAGAAATGTGGGTTTTTTCTTGACAAAAGCACAAAAATGTAGTATAATGATAAATACATATAACAATTGCAATAAGCAATTTAGCATTAACAGGAGACAAAGAATGCCAAAAAAACAATCAAAACAATCTTACACTTATGACCAAGTAGTAGAACTTATGTGGTATGCACTAACTGAGCACGATCATAACACAGAAAATGCTATGCAAGGTCTTGAAGAAGATACAGAATTCCAAAAACAAGCAAAAGAAAATAATTACACACCAATAAATTGGTTGTATTATGCTCAGGATGATATTACACATAGAAAAAGCATAGCAATGAAATTTGCGTTTGAAGAAGTTGTTAGACGCAATGAATTAAAAGATACTGCACAGCGTGTTATTGATTTAATTCCATCAAAAAGAAAAGCTGAACTACTTAAAAAAGGCAAAGGAGATAAAAAATGAAATGTTATATAATAGATTATGAAACAAAGTTAAGTGAAAATGGCGGTGATTACCACAAAGTATATATGGCTAACGAAGATGAGAATTACAGAGAAGTTTATACATTTGTGTATCCACAACAAGGAAATGGTAAAAAGATACACAACTCAGATAATTGGATAGCTTGTTTAAACAGCAATTACGGTATTGCATTAGATGGATTAAAATACTTTAACAAAAGCAAAGGCCTTATTAATGCTGATAGCATAAACAAAGCTGATGTAGAAACATTTCCTACAAAACAAGATATGTTTGATTATTTAGATAAACATATTTAAACTTGACATAAACAAAGGGTCAATGTATAATTTATATGTTGGCCGCTATTAAGTAACTTAATGAACTAAAGGAACTAAAGTAGTTAATTAACAAAAAAAA